ATGTATTTGCAGGAGACTATTCCAAGTACGATCAACGAATGCCGGGATGCGTAACCATGGGTGCTTTCCAGTTACTCATACGTTGCGCAGAGGAGTTTATGCCCTATACTGCTGACGACCTCAAAATTATGGCAGGAGTTGCCGCTGAAGTCTGCAATCCTGTTGTAGCTCTCAATGGTGACCTTGTTCAGTTCTTTGGTTCAAATCCTTCGGGACAAAATCTCACGGCCATTATCAATTCCTTGGGTAACAGTTTGCTCATGCGATGTTGCTACTTTTCAATTTACCCTAATGACACACCAGAAGATTTCCAGAGATACGTCAAAGTCGGTACTTACGGTGATGATTTCAAGGGAACTGTATCAACAGAACGTCCGTTGTTCAATCATATCTCGTATGCTGCATGGCTTGCGAGTCATGATATGAAACTCACTATGCCCGATAAGAAGTCTACTCCCACTGCTTATATGTGTGATTCTGACGCTGATTTCTTGAAAAGGAAGAACTTTTACAATCCTGATCTAGAATGTAATGTTGGACTGTTGGATGAGATGTCCATTTTCAAACGCTTACACAGCCACAACTTGTCAACGAACGTCGATTTGTCCTTACCCTTGCAATCTGCACAGAACATAGATTCATCACTTCACGACTGGTTCTACTATGGGCGTGAAATGTATGAAATGAGACAGAGACAAATGATTCAGATTGCTGAGGAAGCAGGGATTTCACTACTATGTGTAGGTCTCTACAAAACTTACGATCAAAGAGTCCAACGATGGAAGAATAAGTATCGTCCATTGGAAGTCGTCGATCTTGAATCCTTTGAACCAGAAGACTTGGATTTCTTTGCTGGCATTGACTTTGAATGGTAGTGCATAAAAGAATTACTCACTGTGACTAGCCGCACACTAGTATAATCAGTGAGCTTTGGTGACTATACGTCACCACCCCGCCTGCGCGGGCACAAAACGCGTAAAACACCAGTTATGTTTCTGGTGCAGAAGAGAGCAAAAAGCATGCACATATATGTATACCAGTGTTGCACATATCTTGTACGTTTTAGATGTGTTGCACTAGGCTTTGTGTGTATCGACACCCTTCCCTAAGGGTACCCCTTTTCAGGGGAGAATATCGTCAGTTCAAATAGAACATACCATCCACAGGATTAAGTGCTCCTGTGGAATTGTAAATACCACTTACTAAGAATAATATAGAAAATAGAAAAGAAGAAGAAAGCATAGTTTATAAAGCTCATGCAGGGGACGAGATACCCGGCGATACGAACATCTCAACACAGGAATTGTATGCTGAAGAAGAAAATGTGGCATTTACAGAAGATTCTTCTCCATACCGGGTGGAAATTGACGTTAACAGAGATCCAACTCGATCTCTTCAAGACATGGATGACACTAAATTGGAAGACTTTTTATCTCGACCAGTCAAGATTGCCGAAGTAGTCTGGTCAACGAGTATAGACTTACTTGACAGTTTCAACCCATGGACTTTGTATATGGGAGACAAGCGAGTCATTAATAGATTGAACAATTTCAATTTGTTGGATGCTACTCTCAATATAAAAGTCGTCATAAATGGCACTGGATTCCACTATGGAAGAGCAATAATAAGTTACTTGCCCTACGTGGATTTCGATGGTGTTTCCACCAACTCCTCGCTTGTACCTCAGGACCTAGTCCAAGCGAGTCAGCAACCTCATATATTCCTTGATCCTACTACATCCATGGGAGGGGAGTTAGTTTTACCCAGTTTTAACTACTTCAATTACATGGATATTCCAAACGGGTCATGGCAGAATTTGGGGGAGCTTTTCTACCGCACGCTTACTCCTCTCAAGCATGCTAATGGTGCAGCTGATACTGTTACAGTCACTACATTCGCTTGGCTTACAAATGTCAAGAAGAGTGTTTTGACATCAGATGATGCTTTCGACCTTAAAGCACAAGGAGGAGGAGAAGTAGAAGAAGCAAACACAAAAGGAACGGTAAGTGGCCCAGCTACTGCTATTTCTAAGTTCGCGTCCTCTCTTCGTGGCGTGCCATATATAGGTACCATGGCAATGGCGACACAGATAGGTGCGTCTGCTGTCGCCGCAGTTGCCAAGCTCTATGGATATTGTAGACCAGCAGTCACAAAAGTCCCAGACATAGTTCGCAGAAGGCTGACTAGTTCTTTAGCTTTAACGAATGTTCCGGACCTTTCGCAGAAATTGACTGTGGATGCAGACCAGGAGTTAACAATAGACCCAGCAATTGCAGGTATCTCTTCTGTAGATCCACTAAACATTAGAGAGATTGCAAAACGGGAATCTTATCTCACTTCGTTTGAATGGCAAGTTGGAACCAACCCTGAGGTTCTTTTATGGAACTCTAGGGTCATGCCGACCTTGTGGGCAGAAAGCGGTGGCAGTCCTACTGCCATACACATGCCTGCCTGCTGCTTTGCAGCCATGCCTTTCAAGTATTGGAGAGGTACTATGAGATTTAGATTTCAGATTGTTAGTTCGTCGTTTCATAGAGGGAGAATGAAGGTTGTGTGGGACCCCAATTTTGTGGGTTCCGCAGAATATAATGTCAACTATGTGAAGGTTGTTGATATTTCTTCCGAAAATGATTTCACTGTTGAGATAGGAAATGGCCAGAACATTTCCTTTCTTGAGCACCTCTACCCCGGTGCTAATTCAGTGACGAATGCGTATTCAACCACGCCTTATATCGGTACAGAGGTTGGGAATGGAACGATTGGAGTTTATGTTCTAAATGAACTTACCGTTCCTAACTCAACTATTAATAACAATATATCAGTTAATGTTTTTGTTTCCTGTGGCGATGATTTCGAGGTTGCATATCCTGAGGATTTTTATAAGGATTACGTAATGAAAGCGCAATCTGGTAACGATGGAGGATCCAGTACGTGGGATTCAGGTATAGGAGTTATTACCGAATTCAACGCACCCCTCCAACGGAACAGTTATAAACTGGGTCCCACAACAGATGATGATCCACACCTAAACAAAGTTTTTATGGGTGAGGCAATAACTTCTTTACGTCCTTTATTGAAGAGGTTTAATCATCATACAACCTGGATTAAGGGGGTTGCTGGCCAGGCAACAGCATTTTTCCGTCAGCCAGCTTTTCCCTACTATCGAGGCAATGTGCCTGGTGCTGTTAATGTTACAGCAGCACTTGCTCCCTATAACTATTGCAACACAGTTTTGTTGCATTACGTCACAATGGCTTTCTCTGGATGGAGAGGAAGTATGAGATGGAAGTTAGTTACTAGAGGATCCACATCGCCTGGAGACACGATGGACGTTTCGCGTGTCATATATAGTCCAGGGGCTTCGACATTTAACCAAACATGGGCC